TTCGTCAAAGATGAAGATAGCGGCCTATCTTTTGTTATCCCTGATGGGGACGATCCTAAGCCATGCAATATATTTGTGGGAGTTGATCCTGCTACCGATAGTGCTAGACGTAATACAGATTTTAGTGTTCTTATTGTCATCGCTGTTACACCAGATAACAATATTTATGTACTGGATTATGTAAGGAATAGAACGCTACCAGTCTTAGGTGTTCCAGGAACAGGTCAAAAAGGTATAGTAGATTATATATTTGAACAGGCTAAATTTTATAAACCTTTGCTTTTTACGATAGAAGATACTACCATGTCTAAACCTGTTTTCCAGGCGATAAGAGCAGAGATGAGAAGAAGAAATGATTTTAGCATTAGTTTTAAAGAAGAGAAGCCAGGGAATAGAATGAGCAAAAGAGATAGAATACAAGAGATATTAGCACAGAGATTCTCTGTAGGGCAGATACATATAAAGAAAACTCAATATGATTTGCATAGAGAAATAACAACTTTTGGTCCTCGTATGGCTCATGACGATACAATAGATGCATTAGCATATGCATGTAAGTACTCTCATCCTCCTCAAGGATTGTCAGAAACTAAAGGAGGCTGGCAAAAGAAAAAACGTAAACCTAAAAATTGGACGGTAGCTTAATGAATAAATATAATACAAGTCAAACACAAAGCACTTTGGAAGACCATAATAGTATAAAAGAGTTAAGCAATGAATTGCAACGTATGCAAGATTATATTACTCCAAGTTTTGGTGAGATATTAACTAGTAGCACTGATGTAGCTAATAATCTTTTAACATCAGGACTTGATAGAAGTAGTATGCTTGAAGCTTTGAATAACTCTTATTATGGGCTTTTTGTACATCCTTCTAAAAATATAACATTAGGATTCGAAAAAAATACTACAACCGAAGGTATTCCATGGCCTCAAGATTATAAAGTTGGTATGAGGTATAATTTTTAATGGGATTAATAAATTGGTTAGGGACATTTGAAAGAGACAATACAGGATGGTCAGGATATGAACATGCACCAGAAGCGGCTGATTTCGCTGGGAGTAAGGGTGTAAAAATAATGGATAGCCCTAGTTGGCTTTCTCAAGGAAGACCTTTTACTATAGCTAATACTGTATTCGTACCAGAAGGTTATAGCGAAAAAATGGCTTCTGAAAAACTTTGGGATGTAGGCCCAGGATTAGAAGAAGGATCAAGAACATGGAAGTCTGGCGATGAGTCTTTTTGGGCTAAAGATGTTATATCTGAAGAAGTTCCTCATATAGCTCAATGGAGAGAAGAAGGAGTTTTGGGATTCTTGGGTAAACAATTATCAGATATATGGCATTTTGGAGAAAAGTCTTATCATACAAAACATAGCCATGAAGGCTTCCATCATAAAGATCCAGCAGAAAAAGCAAGATTAACAGAGGTTGTTTTTGGTAAAGGGAGAAGATAATGAGCTATAATAAAGGTATAAAAACTAGACAACAGCAAAAAGATGTTATAACATCTAATATATGGTCAACATTAAATTATGATATAAATTCTTATAGTCCTGACTTATTTAAAGGCGTAATGACAGCATTTTACATGGAAAGCGATTTTGGTGCAAGAGGAGATTTTACTAGCAGATATAGAGGCATTTCTCAAATAGGTCCAAATATTGATTCTGATTTTAGCCATATATTCCCTGAGCTTTCTTATAGAGATTCTGATCCTAATAGATATAATGCTTTTATAAGTGATCCAGGTAATTCTGCTCAAGTATACTTCAAAGTTACTTCTGATTATATGGGAAGCAAAAACTGGAAAGATTATAAAATCATGGAAAGAGGTATGGAATTAGGTTATGATCCAGAGCTTATAAGATATTTATCCTGGCAACAAGGAAAAGCAGGAGCTGCTGATGTAATATCAACCATATCTTATTACAATCCTAACAGTAAAGTTCAAAGCAATAGAATGCCTGGAGATGCAAAATATACAGGTAATTTATCTGGGCATACTTTTTATAATCTAGTGCATCAACTTAACTCTGCTGATAGAAAAGCATTTTTGCCATATTTAGTAGGAGGAAATAAAAAAACAATTGACTATAGTAAGGTAGGAGGAAAAGGCAGTTCTTCTTATAAAGCTTTACAAGCATCATTATTAAATGCTTATATGAATACGACAATAACTAAATGGGAGGGTTATTCTAAAAAAGCTTCAACAGGTTATGATAATTATATTAAAAACAAACCTGAAGATAGAATGATGAATCAATTTGTTGGCGAAGATACTATGATATCAAATAAACAATACTAAAGGAATCAAATGGCAAAAAAATCAGGAAGAAAAAGCAAGTCCGACAAGGTAAGACAACTTTACAATCTGGCTAATAATTGGACTAGAAAGCAATGGGAGTATGCAAATCAAAAAGGATATGAATTTGCACATGACGATCAGTTGTCTCAAGATGAAAAAGATGCATTAGAAGCTCAAGGCATGCCTACATTTACAATAAACAGGATTATGCCTGTAGTAGAAATGCTAAATTTTTATGCTACTGCAAAAAGCCCTAGATGGCAAGCAATTGGAGTTGAAGGTAGTGATGTTGATGTTGCAACTGTTTTTTCAGATTTAGCTGATTATATATGGAACTTGTCAGATGGGAACACAAGATATTCAAATGCTGTTAATGATGCAATAACTAAAGGTGTAGGTTACTTGCTTGTAGGTGTAGATCAAGATGCTGATGATGGGATGGGGGAAGTTAAAATAGAACAACCTGAGCCATTTGATATTTATGTAGATCCTAAATCTAGAGATATGCTATTTAGAGATGCAGCATTTGTTTTAATTAGAAAGGTATTACCTAAAAATCATTTAATAAAAATATTCCCTCAATTTAAAGCAAAGATAAATAAAGCTGGTGGAGATGAAAGATCTCAAAGATCTTGGTCAGGCAGGTCAATGGGAGATGCAGAACATAAGTTGTTTATGTATAATGACAGTGCAGAGCAAACTAATTTTGCTATTGATGCTGATGGAGATATGGATGAATTAGTAGAATTTTTCGAGCTTTATGAAAAAGTAAAAATATCTTATATAAATGCTTTCTATAGAATACCACCTGATCCTAAAGTTTTAAAGCAGATAAAACAGCAATGCGATGTAATGATGAAAGAGATGGAAGCTGAAATGATGGTCAAGCTAAAAGAACAACAAGTTCAAATGCAAAAGGCTGTTCAAGAAGGCGGTATGCTTCCAGAAAGATTCCAATTGGAGATGAAAAAAGCACAAGAACAAATGCAAAATCAGTTAAAAGCTTATTATCAAGAATGTATGAGTAAACTTCAAGCAGCACAAACTCAGACTGACAATCAAGTTGTAACTGAAAAAGAATTTAAAGTAATGATGAAGGATCCTAAGTTTGCAGAGCTTTTAATTGACAGTGTTCAATTTTATGGAACCAGGATAAAACAATGTTGTGTTGCTGGAGACCAATTTTTATATGATAAAGTATATCCTTCTAATGTTACAGAGTATCCTATTGTTCCTTTTCATTTCAAATGGACAGGTACTCCATTTCCAATTAGTGCAGTATCTCCACTTGTAGGCAAACAACAAGAGATAAATAAGGCACATCAAATTATGGTGCATAACGCTTCACTGGGATCAAGTTTAAGATGGATGTATGAAGAAGGATCCGTTGATGCAGAGCTCTGGGAAAAATACTCGTCTGCTCCAGGTGCTCTATTACCTGTAAGACCAGGTGTTGAGAGACCAACCCCAGTGATGCCTGCTCCATTATCGAATGCTTTCTTTGGTATAGTGCAACAAGGAAAAGCAGATATGGAATATTTAGCTGGTATATATTCCTCTATGATGGGAGATACGAGTGCTCAAGGTGATACTTATAGAGGTATGCTCGCTATGGATGAATATGGAACTAGAAGAATAAAACAATGGATGCAAAATTCTATAGAGCCAGCTTTAAAACAATTAGGTACAGTAGTTCTTCAAGTAGCTCAATCTGTATACTCTGCACATAAAAGATTTAGAATTGTACAACCAAGTGCTATTCAAGAACAAAGAGAAGTTGAAATTAATATTCCTATTTATAATGAAATGGGTCAAGCAATTGGAAAATCTATGGATTTCTCAAGTGCTAAATTTGATGTTAGGATAGTTGCAGGATCAACATTACCAATAAATAGATGGGCTTACTTAGAAGAATTAAAGCAATTAATGCAAATGGGTGTTATTGATGATATAGCTTTACTATCAGAAGCAGACATAAAAAATAAAGAACAAATTATGAAAAGGAAAAGTCTATATGCACAACTTCAAGGAAGGCTCGAAGCTATGGAGGAGGAACTTAAAGATAGTGCAGGAACAATTGAAACTCTTGAAAGACAGCTTGTTCAGGCAGGAATTAAAGGTAAGATCCAAGATGCAGAAATGGAAATTAATAAGAAGAAAAACGAAGTAAAGGGTAGGATGGAAGGCTCTTACTTGAAGACAGAAGAAGAACAAAAATTACTGCAAAAAGTAGCAGTAGAAAACGAAAGAACTAGGGATCAAAGAGCTGAAATAGCCTTGTCGAATTTCGAGAAAGATCTTGACAGAACTAGAAAAGATTTGGAAAAGGCAGAAAAAAGTTCTTAGATTACGCTAGAAGACCAACTTAAAATAGGAGAAAAACATGGCTCAACAAGAAAATACAGGTAACTCTAATGTAGGAATGCAAGCGGATTCATTTGAAGAAGCAGATGCAAAGCAACCGAAGTTAGACTCCTCAGACTTTTTTGGGGCGTTAGAAGATCAAGTTAATGGTGCGATCCAAGATAAAAACACTGAGGCAACCCATCAGGTTCAAAGTGGCTCCGAACAGGTAACCCACACCACACCAACCGATGGCTCCAACAATGTGTCACAAGAGGACACCGATACAGGCTGGCAGAAACGATACCAAGATAGTAGTCGTGAAGCAGTCAAACTAAAAGAGCAGTTGAACAATCTTAAACCTTTTGTTCCTGTTCTTGATGCAATGAAAAAAGATAGTGGCTTAGTAGATCATGTGCGAGAATACTTGGTTAACGGTGGTAAGCCAGCTAAATCAATACAAGAAAGATTACAACTTCCAGAAGATTTTGTTTTTGATCAACAGGAAGCTATGACTAACCCTGATAGCGATAGTGCTAAAGTGATGCAAGCTCATGTAGATGGACTCGTTCAAAAACGAGTATCACAAGTTGTGCAATCCGAAAAGCAGAACGCTCAGAGAGTTCAATTAGCTAATAAGAAAAAACAAGATGCTTTGGAGTTTAAACAAAAACATCAAATGAACGATGAGCAATTTGCCGAGTTTTTAAACAGAGCAAAAAGCCACGTTCTAACTCTTGATGATGTTAATTATCTTATGAAAAGTTATTCATGTTGGTTCTGTAAATTCTGCCACAAGCAACACTCGCTAAAGATAAAGCTGCAACTAACACCGCTAATTCAACTAGACAAGATATGTTGTCTCAGATGAAACAAGTTCGTAATATGCCTACAACAGCCAGTGGAGCCAACAGTCAAGGCCAAAAAAATCCAGATGCGGATTTATTTGACAGCATTTTAAGCCTTGATGGTGGTATGGATGATCTGTTCGGGTAGGCTAAAAAATTAAAAACAGCTTACTCCGAACTTAACTAAACTCTACTTGAAGGTGCATGGTGCACAGTTGATAGAGAGTTAAAATAGATAGGAGTAATCATGGCTGATATATTATTTCCGTCAAGTTCAACCAAGTACGATGGTATGAACATTACTGACGTAGATAGTCCAGGGAGTGCTGGTGCAGGTCTTGATACTGGTGATCTTCGTAGAAAATTTAATTTCGGAGACAGAGTATCAGAACTTGCTTTAGCACAAGATCCCTTCTTTAGGTTCATGAGTATGGTTTCAAAGAAACCTACGGATGACCCTCAATTCAAGTTCACAGAAAAACGTGGTTCTTACCACAAAAGATATGCATATGTAACTGCTTCAGGTTCAGGTTTTGCGACTGATGGTGGTGCAGCAACTGTTGAGAATACAACTGGTAATACTGCATATTTTAAACTAACAACTGACTACGAGCAATCAGGAATGCTAACATCCTCTAAAGGAAAAGCAAATGCATATTATGCAGGAGCTTCTGGAGTGGATACGCAGCCTGCATTCTTGTTTCCAGGTCAAATGCTTAAAGTAAATACCAATACTTCTGCAGATGCAGCAGTCGCAACTGGATATCAGATAATTAAGATTACTGATGTTGATCTTGGCACAGCTGATTATGCAAAAGTAACTGGTACTATTGTTAAGCCTTCTGGTACTTCAGCATCAAGTGTTTATCATTTAAATAACACTATTGTAGGGGCGACAACTTCTGGCACAAGACCTAGTGAGGAATCATTAGAACCTTACAGATCTTATGTAGTTGGTACAGTGTTTGATAAAGGAACTGGTTATCCTGAAACATGGAATGACCAGCCTTACTCAACTGGTTTCGGGCAAACTCAAATCTTCAAAACAACAATGGCTATGGACAATACTGACAGAGCTACTGTTCTTAAATATGAAGGTGATGAGTGGGCAAGAATCTGGAAAGAGAAGCTTATTGAGCACAAATGGGACATTGAGCAAGCACTATTATTTGGACAACAAAACACATCATATAGAACTACCCAAGGTGCTGTAGATTGGATTTCAAGTTATGGTAATGCTTATAGTCTTGATACAGCAACAAAGACTCAAGATGACTTTCTTGATGATCTTTCATCTTACCTAGATCCTAGGCATAACAACGGTATGGCTACAGTATTCTTTTGTAATACTGCAGTATATAACTGGTTGCATAAACTAGGTGGATACTTTAACAACAATCTTAGCATTGGATCTAACTTCAGAGCTGATTTTGCTGTTATGGGTAAAAAGAAAGTTCTTGGTCTTGATGCTACTACTATATCTACTGTATATGGTGATATGAATGTAGTAAGGAATATTCACTTAGATGGAACAAATGTTAAACTTCTAGGTATTAATATGAAATACTGTTCATACAGACCATTAGTAGGTAATGGAATTAATAGAGATACATCAATCTACGTAGGAGTTCAGACTTTAGAGAACTCTGGGGTCGACCGTAGAGTAGATCAAATTTTGACAGAAGCTGGTTGCGAATGGTCTATGCCTGAATGCCACGCTATCTGGACAAATTAAGGAGGGTTTAAATTATGGCTAATCCTTTATATGGATCTAACAAAGCAGATGATAGCTTAAATTATATTGCAAATTCTCAAATTGGAAATGCAATTTCTATGGTTGATGCAGATAAGGTAGTTTCTGCTGGTGACTTAGAGGGAGCTATTACTTTAGTAACGGTAGATACAGCTGCAACTGCAGCCAGAACTCTAACTATACCAGATGCAACTCAATGTGCGAAACAGCAAATTGATGTTCTTTGGACTGTTGCTAGTGATGCAGAGGCTACCGTAGTTGAAGCTTCTGCAGGTTATATGCTAGGAGCTGTTCTTGCACAAAACGGAACTGGTACTACTATAGTCCAATCTGATGGAACAGATACTAAAATAACTGTCAATGATGATATTGAGCCTGGATGTAGGTTATCATTTTACTCTAATGGCACAAACTGGATTTGCTCAGGTACTGTTTTATCTGGTGATGCTAATCCAGCATTCAGTTAAGGAGGTTACGTATGGCTTTATTAGATAATGTAGGTAAAGCAGGAAAACACGTACATGATATGTTCGTGGATACAGTTACTCCTACTTCCAATGGTAAAATATCTTTTACTAGAAATGGTGAAAGTGTTACCGAAAGAGCTACTGGAAAAGGTCTTATAAAAGCTGCTGGTCACGCTGATAATTACATCGGATTAAAAGATGGTGAATTAAATGGTCAATCTGTTCTTATTCAAGAAACAGGTGAAACTAAAAATACTCCACTTTTTATTCGAAATGCAAGCGGTGGGATGGTAGCAGTTATCAGTCCTGGAAAGACAGCTGAGTTAAGATGGTACTTTACATCAGCTAGTGCAGGTGCCTGGCATGTTACTCAAAGTGAGTTTTATCCTATTAAAACTTATTTCTTTGAGGAATTGCCAACTATTGTAAAAAATGATGGCACTGCTGCATCTTCAACAGATGCACATGTTAATGTCCATAATTATCCTGATGGATTGCAACTTCATATGAGAAATGAAATAGCACAGAGTATTTTTGGTCCTGTTGCTAATGCTTCTGGTATGGATTATGCATGTGATCAGACAGAGAATGATGGATATGACTTAACTATGGCTAATGAAACTACTGGCGGTGTTATAGGTAAAAGTGCTTTTACAGCTCAAGGCCCAGGATTTTTTGCTTCGCTTAAATTTAGTATAGCAAATGCTTCTGGTGCAGATTTATTTGGATTTGGTTTAAGAAAGACTGAAGCCCAAGTAAATGGAGCTGACTTTTTATCTTATGACACCTATGGTGCTATTGGGTGGAATGAACAAGCTGCATCTCCAAATATTGACTTATTTTCTGAATTAAATGGTAGTAATGCTGAGGCCACTGATTCAACAGTCGATTTTGCAGATACTAATACTAAAACTTTTAAAGTTGTAGTAAGTGATGCTGGTGTTATTTCACACTATATCGATGGAACATTGTATGCTAGTGATGCTAGTACTGCTAATTTAACATTTGATGATGGAGATATTGTAACTCCATTTTTTAGTGTTTTACAAGCAGCTACTGCACAATCAGGATCAATAGTTCTCCAAGAGTTAAAAGTTGGCTACAATATGTAGAGAGTAATAAAATGATTCCAACCCCCTTAGTGCTGGTCTTCTTCTTCACTAGGGGGGAAGGGATTTAAACAAAAGGAATTTAATGAATTTTGACGATCAAGTAAGATCTATAACAGGATTAACTATATCATCTTCTGGGACTAATCCAACTGAAACACAATTGTCTCAATATTTAAAAGATGGGGTTATTGATGTTACAGCTAAAATGATAACAATAAATCCTAATAGTATAAGAAAATTTTTAGTAGACTCAGGATATCAAACTTCTAATGGATTAGATGTAAATGGTGCTGTTATTGCATATGTATTAAGAGAAGCTGGAACTGCTGGCGATTTAAGAGCATGCACTGAAGTTTCTATTGCAGACTCTTCAAGAGTTACAGATAAAGAAAGTTTACATTATGCATCTGCATTTAATCCTGTGTATGCAGTAGATGAAGATGGGGCAATAAATGTATATCCTGTTGCAGATAGTAGTCCTAATAGATATAAAGTTTTTTATGTAAACAATGTTCCTCAAAATAAATCTGGAGCTGCCCTCATATATTCTCATAGTAATATAAAATATTTTGATGATAGCAGAGTATATTATGTGGTATTATTTGCAGCTTGCAAGGCTTTGAATAATGCTTTAGCGAATATAGATATATCAATACCTGATTCACCTATACCTCCAGGAGATTTGATTACATCCACTATAACAATATCTGCTCCAACTCATTTAGGTTATCCAGAGAATTATCAACATGGTCAAAGTGGCGGTGGATCAGGTGGAGGAATTGCAGGAACTACATCAGCAGTTGTTCCAATTTTAAAGGATGATGGAACAGGAAGCCTGACTACATCAGATGGGACTGACATGATATCTGCATGGTTAAATATTGGAGATGATGTTGCTCCTCCTGTATATGAAAAACCAGAATTTAATTTAGGAACAACAGATGTTGATGAATATAATCAGCAAGTTGAAGCTGAAACACATAGATTTAATGCTGCTCATAAGGTCTATCAAGAGAAAATGACAGCAAAAAAATTATACTTCGAGTCTGTGGCTAGAAAAGGAACTACAGGTGCAAGTGGAGGCAGTGGAGGTGGCGGTAGACCAGCATCACATATGACTGGCACTACTGATCAGACTCTTATTAAAAAAGCTGATATTGATTTTCAACAAGAAATTCAAAAAGGTATACAGAGAATACAAAAATTTCAGCAAGAAGTTCAATTGTATGCTGGTAAAGTTCAAGCTGAGGTAAGTAAAAAACAAAATGAATATACATGGATGCAAGCAAGATTAGCAGATTTAACAAGAGAATATATAGGAGCCTTTACTACTAGAGACCCTGAACAAAGAGGGGAAGAGAGAAGAGGGCGAGGGAGACCACGTGGAACATAATATAAGAACCCAGGGAAAGGGTGATAAAAATCGTGATTTAGTTGGATGGATGTCAAATGAAATTACACAGAGATTAAAAAGAATATTTAAAAATAAGGGGAAAGTAAATGGCAGCAAATAGGGGTACAGTTAATATTACAGCTTCAGTAATGCCTGATGATGTAAAGGCAGCTGTTTCTGGGACAGTAACATATGATTTAAATGATATGGCAGGAGATGCTTGTAATTGGGTTTATTTTGCAAATGATAT